TCTTTTTTCATTTTTTGCTCTCCAATTTAAGTTTATGCTAAATCACTAAATCGTGCGTCACTCCACGTCTTCAATTCATCTCTCCCTATATGCTCGGCTTCCTGTCTATCCATTGCTCTGACTCTTGATATAACTCCTCTTCTTCCATATCTTCTGCTTCCGTATAACTCAGCGTCTATATCCGATTTAATTGCAAGTCCTTCTTTACCCGCACCTGATAACGGCAGAACAAGTTTCGCCGCAAGCTGGAGCACAAGAGCTTCGATAAACAGAGCATCCCAATTCGCCGGACTCTCTACCCACTTTATGTATTTCAAGTATACACTGGATTCGTCTATAAGCAGCCTGCTTCCTTCTAATTCATATGATACGTATGTCCTTCCTTCAGGTAAGTCACTTCCATCATATACTAATATATGTCGGAGAAAGTCAGACGGAAGATGGTACGCATAAGTCCACTGAAAGTCAGGATCGTCAGTATCTTGACTAAGCTGAACTCTTTCTCTTGCAAATCTCCACAGATGACTTCTCATCAATGCTTTCGCCGTCTGCTCATAGAATAGTCTACAGTATATCGCACCTTTATTAGTATCGCTCGAATCAGTGTAGTCGTTGATTCTTTGAGCACCTATTCGTGCAAGACTCATATTACATATACTTGTAGATGATTCAGCCATTTTCAATCTCAACTTTAATTATGGGAGGCCAGCATTAACCGACCTCCCCTTGGTTAACAATACACGATTTACGTATCGAGTGTCAGGTCGATCAACGCAGCACCATCAATGGCTCCCGTCATAACAACGAAACCCCACTGAACATCTGTTGCAGCGACAACGCCACATGCGCCTTCATCCCCTACGGTAGCAGGATGACCAACAGCATCACCCATAACTACAGTCTCGCCGTCATCGACGATACACGGAGCATATCCACCACGCTGTGCCCAGAAGTAATATCCGGACGTAACGTCTATAAGCGGAATACCCGTTGCAGTTCCTACAGGTGTCGTCGGGAAAGGCTCGACGTCCTTGTAAGCATTCTTCATCATGTAGATGACAGAATTCTCATCCCATGCTACACGAATAGGAGTTTCAAGCTGGACAGTCATCAACGTGTCGGTACTGGTAATCTTATTGGCAACAACTTTGTAGATATCGCCAATACATGTTGCAGTACCGCTTGTGTTAACAATCCATCCGCCTGCGTAATCATTCTCCGTCCATGTTCCGCCTGTAGTAACGTCGATAGTAATCTCAACATCTCCTACTTCAACGGAAGTTCCAGACGTAGACTGAGTCTCCGCATCGCAGTAAGCATAGTTCTCTGCGGCTGAAGTCATTAAGGCTTTACTCAGAGCTTCGCCAGCTTCAGCATAGCGAAAAACACGCCCATCGGGATATACTAATTTAGTCCCAAGTTTGTATTTCTGAGTAGAACTTTCCTCGTAAATCGACTGAATAGGTTCACCGTCGCCCGCGAAGATTATATCATCGGCGAAGACAGGCGGTGTTAACGTTAATACGCCTTCTCTACTTGTACCCATAATTCATCTCCTAAGACTAAGCTACCTTATTCAAGCACTCGTGCACCTTGTCACCATCCATACGTACTGCGCCGCCGTTCATACGACTATACACCTGAGTGATGTAAGATTTATCTGCTCTTTCATCAATCTTGGATTCGACGCCATATGAGCTTCCCCATATGATGCCGTCCTGTGCCCAGGCAATACTGCGGTATGCAGTCTCAGTAGCAGAGTCCTTGGTGATTCTTGTAGACCAGAAGAACTGGAATCCACTGAACCGCTCAATTTTACCCTCTGCAAGAGCTTTGACAGTATTATAGTCTGCCGAACCAATCTCTGTGACATTGAGAATATCCTCGACATCCTTAGGCGTAATCGCCCAGTAGAGAGGAATTTCCTCATCGACATCGGCATCATGAAAAAGCCTCAACATTACGAGGATTTTATCAAGTCCGAAGTCGGCTACACTGCCACCACCGGCAGCAGTAGCAAGCGTACCAAGGCTGGTCACAGTTCCGTCTCCATTGATAGATACTGACTCGTCTTTGAAAGCTACAGTACTTGTAGTCGGAGTATTTCCGGTAGCGGCGGTCCCAACAGCGGCGGCGATAATCAAATCGTCGGTTTTCCGTCCGAGAGCGCGTGCCTGGTTCTGGGCATACTGATTCTGAGGATTAATCAGCATTTTGACTTCATCCTGTTTATCAATATAGGAATTGGTGTGGAAATCTGACGGTGTAACCCATCTACGCGAATGCGGCTGCTCGTTGTTCGGAGTGTCGGGATGTCGCGTGGTGATCTCTTCTACTTCTGCCTCGCCCAGACGGTCGAAAGCCTTCGACTCACCGGCTACCTGCTCGTTTCTCACGCGTGAAGAGAATTTACTCTTCTGCTGCTGAGAAAGCGAGTAGATCATGGCTTGGTACTGATTGACAAATGCAACATCAATTGTACTTGGTAAAGACATTTTGCACCTTTGACTTTGGTGTTAGTATTTAATCGGCATAGATAGTCTTGAACACCAAGGTCTGATGCCTTCGCTTTACACCCGATTGGTGGCGGGTTACGTCAGTCCGTCGAACTCTGACAGCATTTTCAGGATTGACGTAATAGTCCGCATTTATTTTTCGTTAGTAACTTCGTATAGTTGTTTGTTTAAGTCTCTTAATTCTTCTGTAATCTGTGCTCGCTGTTCTTTTGTCATATCGCTGTTAATCTGTAGATATCCAGGTGTTGCTTTCAATTCTGTTATGCGTTTCTGAACTTCGTTAGGTGTTCTCTGGGTTAGTTTTCCGATTAGAGTAGTGTGTTCAGCCATTCGAGAACCGACGAGGGATGCAAATCTGATAAAGTCTACGTCATTGCCGAACTTTTCAAGAAACTGCATTTTCTGTTCTTCGACCGGAAAGGCTTCAGCTATCAGACGGTTTGCAACGTGCATTCTCTCATCATATGCAGCACCGAGTTCTGCTCGTAAACTCTTTTCGGCGTCAGCTCTTGCTTTCTGCTCCATAGAGATTTGTGATTGAATCAGATTCTGCGTCTGTTCTACTTCATCTTTCAGGTATTCGTCAAACTGTTTTTGAGTAGCTCCTATTCTGAATGCAATTTCTTTCGCCCTGCTGAGTTTGTCATCTGTGAATATCTCAGACAGGTCTTCCGGAATCTCAGGTATAGTATAGTCCTCTTTAGTGCTTGGTCTGCCTATTCTACTGTAGAATTCATTCCACTCGGCCTCATCACTCTTATCACTCGGTATGGCAACCTTGTCTTTGCCTACCATCTTCTTGTGATTCACCAACTGCTTCATAGCGTTATTGAAGTCGGTTACAGTATCGAGCGACTTTTCATTCTTGATTTCATCCGGAAGCATGTCCCTCCAGTTTTCGACGAATGTGCCGTCCGGTTTGACAGGACTGACAGGGCTGGTCAGAAGTGTATCCTTGTCAGCCTGCTGAGTCTGAGTCTGCTTACTGTCGGAATTTGACAGTATTGTGTCAGTTTGTGCAGAGTCCGTACTCTGTGCGGAGTCTTGTGTGGTATCTGTCTGCATAGTCTGGTTTGCCGTGTCTGTACTTATATCTGTACTTGTATCTGTTTCCATGTCTGTACTCTCCTAATTAAATAACTTCATTCTTCATTCGGTTAACTGCTTTTGACGGCTGTTCTTCATTCGGGTTTCTGCCTATCATCTCATATATATACTTCACTACATTACTCTGACCTTCGAGGACAAGTAACATATTTACATCTACAGTAGCCCCGTTGAGGCCTTTCCTTATTAATGGTGCTCTCTTACATAAGTCTTCAAGTACGAGTTTTCCTTCCGGCGACTCGAATGTGTTCTTATACGCTAATACTAAGTTTCTATTCCATCTTAGGGCCATATTTACTTCCTCTTCTTTCCCTTACCTTTAGGCTTCCAACCACTCTTAATCGCGTGCACTTAACGCTCGAAGTTCGCCCTTGCCAGAGCCGTCACTCATCTTTATTCTATTACCGCTGAGTTTCATTTCTCTCTGTATCCTCTCTTTGCTTTGTCTTTACTCATAGGCGCTCTTGGATTCTGAGGTATCTTCGCTTTAGTTTCCCATCCATCTTCTAAAAATGGCAACTCATTCTCAGTACAGAAGGCCGATAATGCCATATGGACATCACCACCGTGATAGCCTCCGCCAATCATATATGTACGGGGTTGATCGGCAAGCCATTTGAAGAAACAATATAGTGCCTCTGTATTATTCATACTACTCTTCACCCTCTGAAAGAGGACTTCCAGGTTCGGGAGCTTTCGTCACCTTGCCGTAACTCTCCGCAGCTTGAGCGGCTAACTGTGCCTGCTCCATCTCCTGTTGTTTCTGCTGTCTCATCTCTCTAATCTCTTGTACATCACTCATCGGCCTTATATGATCCGCTTTAACGCCAAACGACTTACCCAAATCCCTGCTCCACTTGTCACTATCGACGTTATCCGTAACATTAGGAAATATCTGCCTTGCCTCACCAAGTGCCGCAACCCAGTACTGACCTCCTTTAGCCTGCTGGTCTCTCAATGCAAGTGCGAGAGGATTTACAAACTCAATCTTCATCGGGACACCACGCAAAGACTCAGGAGGCTGTTGTACTATACCATTTCTCACAAGAAGTCTTATAGTTCTGATTACTATCGGTGCAAGTAATTCACTGAAGAGTCTTCCAAATGGTCGTGACTGTTTTTTAAGTCCTTCACTCAGCCTCTCAACAATCTCCATCTGATTACGTCTATCACCTTTTAGCGGTGTAATAGGCTCGAAAGCACTTCGCAGAAATCCTTCTCTCACACCCTCTCTATAATATTCGAGTATA